GACCCCCGGTCCTAACAAAATCAGACTCGAAGGGGGTACGATTTGCACAAAACAACCCCCACCCAAACTCCCCCCGCCCCATAGGCATCCGTGTCGTCGTGTGTCCCCTCGAATCAGGATTTGGTAGGGACAAAACGAATATCGCTGCTAAAGACTTGTTAGGTACACACAGGAAATGCCACGAACCACAAGGACTCTCTCAAACAAAACGCGCCGCGCAGTCAAGGGCGGAATGCCAGGAACCAACTCATGCCAGGGAGTTACTGAGTCTGGGTCTCCGTGCAAGTCGAATTGTGTGGGACAGTTCTGTGGCACGCATAAGAAGGTATATGAACGCGACAACCCATCCGAGGAGAAGCGCCTCAAGGTAACGGGTACGCCAAATGAAAAGGCAATGCTGGCGATCATGAACAAGATGAATGAGAACATTGATGTTGTCAACCTCGCCTTCGTGATGATGTTCGTGTCTCGCGAGATCTTCCCGCCTGTCGAGAACGTCAACAAGTTTGTGACAGGTGGAGTTGCGGAGGAGGTTGTTGTTGACCTGTTTGACAAACTTGGATTCAAGACAACGAACGTTGCTGCAACCAAGAACGTCATTGACGTTGAGGTGGAGGTTGATGGGACAATTGTCGGCATCTCGCTCAAGAACAGCGGGGGGATCAACCAGCAACCGATCCTGGAAAACTACCGCGGCGAGAAGCGCAATGAGATCCGCAATCTTCCGCCCACTCTCATCGTCTACACAGAGAACCCGCCTGCACGCCGCGCTCGTATCGTGTATATCGACCACGATATCCTCAAGCAGGCATACCCGGGTCTCTCCGACGAGGCGTTCAACGCGGCAGTCTACAAGCAGGCAGATTCGAACCTCACGTTCAAGTCGGGGTTGCTCAAGACACTCATCCCTCGACTGCCCAAGGAGTACATCGTCAACGCCAATTTCCCCGACGCGATTCCGAAGGTGGCAAAGAAGAGCATCACACGACTTGCTCTGGACTACGTCATGGAGCAGATGAAGCACACGGCAGAGACTGTTGCACCCAGCGTGGTTATCGAGGATGCCGAGTAATGACTCAGTAAAAACGAACCCCGCTCTTCATATACTGTATTTTTATCATGACGTTCAGGTTCATTGACCTCTTCTGTGGAATGGGAGGGTTTCATCGTGCTCTTGAGAATCTCGGCGGCACCTGCGTGTTTGCCTCCGACATTGACAAGAACTGCCAGGATACATACGAGCGCAACTTCGGTCTGCGTCCGGTCGGAGACATCCGCGAGGTCAAGTCGGAGGATGTTCCGGATCACGACGTCCTTTGTGGGGGGTTCCCTTGCTTTGTCGCCGGGACCCGCGTGCTTACGAAGGAAGGTTACAAGGCAATCGAGACTGTGGCGCCGGAGGATGAACTTCTCACGCACACAGGCGAGTTTCGCTCCATCGTCAATCGTCAACGCAAGATGTACAACGAGAATCTGTACAAGATTCGGATCAAGTATAACCCCGAACCCATCGTGTGTACGAGTGAGCATCCCTTCTACATCCGCGAGAAGGTTCGTGTCTGGAACAACGACCTGCGGAAGTACGAGGTGAGTTTCAACGCACCCTCGTGGAAGGACGCGAAGGATCTCACAATGAATGATTACCTGGGTATGGTCGTCAACACAAAGGAGTTGATTCCCGAGTTTACCCACCGGAGTGCAGTGAATCAGACGACGACTATCGAGGTCTCCACTCGCCTGGACATCCCCGACCAGTGGTTCATGATGGGGTACTTTGTTGGAGATGGGTGGGTCCAAGCAGACCAGAAGAGCGACGGGCGGTTGAAGTACCTTATCCGCTTCGCTATCAACAACCGAGACGAGGAGTCGGTGCTCCGCCGGATCCAGACGGTCCTGCCTATCACAGACAAGAAGTGCGACACGGGTGCGTGCAAGAAGTTTGGGTGTGCCAGTCAGGAGTGGTATTCGATTCTTACTCAGTTTGGACACCTTGCACATGGGAAGCGCATCCCCGAATGGGTTCAGGATGCCCCCGTTCACCTGATCAACGAGTTCATTGCCGGGTATATGAAGGCGGATGGGTACGCGAGACCCGACGGGATGCACAGCATCACAACTGTCTCTGACAACCTTGCTCTTGGGATGCAGCGACTCTTCCTCAAGGTGGGCAAGTTTGCAAGCATAAGCAAGTGCGTCCGCCCGAAGACCTGTGTGATTGAGGGTCGGACAGTAAACCAACGCGATACCTATACGGTGCGCGTCCATCACGTGAATCGGTACTCGTCCTTCATCGAGAACGGATATGCATGGTTTGCGCCATCCACGATCACTACATCAACCACAGAGAACACCCCCGTCTACAACTTCGAGGTGGACACAGACAATACCTATATCGTGGAGAACACCATCGTCCATAATTGCCAAACGTTCTCCAACGCGGGTCGTAAGGCAGCATTCGAGGATACACGGGGTACGCTCTTCCACGAGATTGCACGGATTGTCTCTGTCAAGAAACCGTCCTTTCTTCTTCTGGAGAACGTCAAGCACATTCTCAAGGTACAGAAGGGACAGGTGTTTGAGACCATCATGGCAGTGTTTGATGAGTTGGGGTACGACATGAAGCATGTTGTTCTGAGTCCTCACCTGTTTGGCGTCCCCCAGAAGCGCGAGCGTGTCTACTTCATGGGTGTTCGCAAGGACCTTGGGGTTGCCTCTCTGCCTCCTCCACCGCAGAAGACCAAGACAGTCATTCTCGACAAGAAGGTTGACAAGAAGTACAATATCAAACCGGAACTCCTGGAGGTCTGCAAGGCATGGGATGAGATGCTCCCCGTTCTGGTCGGAACGCCTCTGGGTGTCCCTATCATCCTGGAGTACTTTGACGAGGATGAGACCGCTCCGGGTATGGCGAAGTGGAAGCAGACCTACATTCGCAAGAACAAGGCAATCTACGAGGCACACAAGGACGCCTGGGATGCGTGGAGGGAGAAACATAAGGAGGTCCTTGAAAAGCGCAAGGTCTACGCCAAGTTAGAGTGGCAAGCAGGGAAGATCAAGGAGGGAGACACAGTCCTGGGTGGTCACTTCCTTCAGTTGCGTCAGTCAGGGATTCGTGTGAAGAATGCGACAGAGTTCCCTACGCTGGTTGCCATCGTCCAGACGTCCATTGTGGGGTCGCAGAAGAGGTATCTTACGCCGCGCGAGTGTGCCCGCCTTCAGAGTTTCCCAGACACCCAGATTCTGCCCGAGAAGGAGCAGGTCTCGTACAAGCAACTGGGGAACTCGGTGAATGTCAACGTGGTTGAGCACGTTGCCCGTCATCTCATCAATCCTATCAAAACGAATCCGGAACCATGCACACCGTGACCAGCACTACACACAGAATGCCTCGTAATCTCACTGGAGGTTCGGGACACCGCTCTCAGCGTAACTCGGAAGGTGCGAAGGAGAAGAATAACAGGTTACTGGTCGATGACCTGCTAGACGACTATGCGAATCATCGCGACACAGAGGGAGTCTACGTTGGGCGCGTGACGAAGCGCATGGGTTCGGGACGCATGGAGGTCTTCTACGTTGATTCCAGCAAGAACCCGCCTGCTGGACGGGAGCAGATCATGCCGATGCGCGGTGGTCTGCGCGGCAAGGGTAAGAAGTCGGTGTGGGTGGACATTGACTCGCTCGTGATGATCGCAGAGACGGGACTTGCGGGGACGACACACGAGATTGTTGCTGTCTTTGCGGAGAAGCACGTGGCAGTGTTCAAGAAGGTGATGCCGGACGCGGACCCGCGACTCTTCCTGAAGACGCGCCTGGCAGATGACACGGCAGAGGATGATATGTTCGACAAGGGCGAAGATGACGAGGAGGATGTTGACGTTGATGCGATCTAATCTCAATCAGAAACAATGAATATCAACTATGTGTTGATGAGTCTGATGGTGATTGCCGTAGGCATTCACATCACACATGCATATTTTTCACTTGACAAACCCCCACCCTCGAAACTCCCCTGGGTCCCGATATCGGTGGGAAAACAACGGTCCTTTCATTCTCAGACTCGAGATGCGGGACTCTACACACAAACGACCCGGCGCCTTGCGGTCATCAACGGGAGTTGCGGCGGTTCCGGTGGAATGAAGGACAAGAGTTCAACCAATGGGTCACTGGAGTACTACTTTTTGAGTGCTCTGTGCCCCGTGGTCCAGCAGAACGTCCAACCGATCTGCCCGCCCTACATTCCAGAGGTGGAAGACGGTGGCAATGCGAACACGGAATCGTGTGTGGTGTTCGACGAGAACAGTGGAGACCTTATTGACTTTGGTAATGCGGATACAAATATCTGCCCTGTCTAGTAAGGATGTCGCAGTGCAAGACAACCCCTGCGCGTTTCCAGTTGCGGCGCGATACCGCAGTAACATGGACTGCACGTAACCCCACACTTGCCTCGGGAGAGATTGGTTACGAGGCAAACACAAATCGTATGAAGATTGGAGATGGTGTGACACCCTGGGTCTCCTTGGCCTACTTTCCACCGAATGTGATAGTCGACAGTGTCTTTGATGGAGGAACTCCGTTCAGTTTCTATGGAGTGATCCCCGACTTGATTGATTGCGGGGGTGTCGTATAATGAAAATCACGCATACTTTATAACAGACGATATGCCCGTTCATATCCAACTACGGAGAGGTACGGCAAATCAATGGCTTGCCGGCAATCCCGTTCTTTACCAGGGAGAGATTGGTCTGGAAACAGACACAAATCTCTTCAAGGTCGGCGATGGTCAACATGACTGGCAACACCTTGACTATGGCGGTATCCAGGGGTACACGGGACCGACCGGGTACACGGGCTATACGGGACCGACGGGATACACGGGATACACGGGTGCTACGGGC